TGATTCATATCCCGCGTAATCAACTTATTGATATAAGCAAAACTGCCGGAGAGTCCAATCATCCCCGACACATCATTGTTCTTTTTAGAACCAGCTTTCGTTATTCTTTCCGCCACTGCTAATACTCACCGCCTTTCTGTGACCTGTTGTTGGTGGCTTGATTACGAATATGTCAGAAACCTGCTCTTCAAGATTTATCTTTCGGCTTCGTCTATTCTCTATTTGTAGTGCCACATAATAATTGTAAGCGAGAGAAGAGTAGCGGTCTTTTCGCATACCGGCCTTCTCATATATTTTGACTTTGCCACCGACCTCTTCGTGCTGAAGCTTCGTCAGCTCATCGATAAGAAGTGTGGTATGGATATAAGGTAACTGGAACTGTAGACGTTCCTGTGGGTTAAGAGACTTGTATCCCTTAATCTCAGAGAGCGATTGCTCAGCATCATATTCAGTTTGCAGAAGTCTGATACGTCCGCTCCTGAAACCTTCACGCAATAAAAAGGCACAGTCCGAATTGAACTGCGCACTTGCTTTGATTGCCCATATTACCCTTTCTGCCCCGGGGACAGTACACCGTAAAGCCATCTCTTGATTGTTGCAACAATTTAGTGCAGGATAGATTTCGCCAGAGTCTTGGTCAACCATATCTCTTGCGAGACAGTCGAAGACTCCCAAACCTAACAATTGTGTTATCCTGTAAGCTTTTTGTCTTACAGCTCTTACAGTTTGCTTCCTGTAAGTTCAGCATATCTTTTTATCTGTATCCAGATAGTGCGGACTCGTGGACACATTATATTCTGCAAGGCAGGTTCAGTGTCTATGCGTTGCGTGTGGCTATAGCGTTGCCTATAGCCTTCCACTCGGATTAGCATCTCAGCCTTCCCGTTTCTTCCGCATTTTGCTCTGCATGTCACCACACAGAGGGGCAAAGGTTCACCCGATGTATCCAGTACTATATTGTCACACATGAATTCGTCGAATAGTTTTCTTATCTCAAGCGCTTGATCGTCAGTTCTCAATCCCTCGTATGCAGTCGAATAAACAATATTGCTTATGTATCTGCCGGACTTCGTTTTCACCAATTGATTCACGAAGATAGCAGTAGCATCGTTGTTATGCTTCGTGCTGCTCATCAATGCGATATCCGCAGACAGAATACGAATCTCTCCGTTCTGCTTCGGCGGTATCTTTACATACTGAGAATTGTTCACCTTATCAGCGACGTAATCTGGTAGCATAGGATATTTGATTTTCCTATTCTTTGAAATGGAACTAAAATCGAAGAAAGCTCCTTCATCAGACCCGTAGAATTCAGCACCCATTTCCATACTGAACTTGATATCACTGAAGTCTGATTCAGCCATTTCGTCAGCGACCTGGTCTGCATCCAGCAAACCTTCGCTTATCGAAAGTTGATATGGGAACCCACATAAGAACTGATGTCTCTTTGCGTTCACCATAGCTCGCAATGTATCTATGCATTTAGTGTAAGACCAATGGTCTTTCCAATACATAACCATATTGTGTTTCCACATATGACGGACTATATCTTCACCCACATGGGTGCCCACTGCTTCGAGTCATAACTGACCCTACTCCCCGGAGGGATAGTCTCTGAACGTTCTCCTGTTCGGAGCTTCGCTGCTGATTGCCCAATCCGCAAACTTTTTACGCATTCACATCTGCCCATTTCATGACTGTGTTGTAGCGTTCACGGCTCTAAGGGGTTTCCAGCAATTCAATGGGTTAAGTGTTATACATTCCTGCATAACCGACCTATTGTTAAGCCGAGCTTAGATACAGTGTGAGATTCTTTTCTTTTGCATACTCTTCGTTACGCTGTTGCTTTGTGAGCTCTTCGTATCGTGGCATTCTGCGGAGAGTTAAGAACTTCCGAAGAACGACATCTATTGTATTTTTGGAAATCAATCTGTACTCATCCAATAACAAGACATGGCATCTGTTACCTCTTGCTGAATCGCTTGCGGTAACTACCTTAATCGTGCTTGTATTGTGGAATACAACCTGTGCGTTCATACCATTTATTTTGGTTTCCTTATCGTTTATCTCTGCGCATAGCTCAGGCGACAAAGGCTTGAGCTCTAGTAGTATCTTTTCGAGGACGTTTGCCGTATTACTTTATTCGTTGTTCGCCAAACAACACCACATCTTTCGATGCAGACTAGACTATATCTTCATCCAGTGACTGGATGTCTACCGCTTCGCAAGGTCAGTCGCTTACCTCGCTACTCCATAATGGATAGTCGTTGAACCTTCTCCTTTTCAGAGCTTGGCTGCTGATTGCCCAATCTATAGCTTTCTTAAACATTCACGCCTACACATCTTTCATTGTTACGTTGTAGTAGCTGTAGCTTAAGGGTGTTCCAGCAATTCAATAGATTTAACAATTACATTACTGTAAAAGTGGCCTATGTTACTAAGCCTGTCCTCTAGTCCCAGACGCAATACATACCTTCGTACCCGGGTACAGAATGCATCTCGTAACACAATACACTGCGCTTAGGAAAGTCTTGCCCAACACATTGTTATCCTATAAGCTTTTTATCTTATAGTTCTTGGAGTTTCCTCCAAGGTCAGCGCACATCTTCACCCTCGTTATACGATAGGGTGGCGGACACTCTTGGCGATATTATTGCTCCTGACTTCGCTCAATCGCTGCGCGTTACAGTACTGACCAGTTATCAGTTACCTCGGTGTTGGCATATCATCATGACTTAGCGTTCACCGATTTTGCCCGCGATCATCAGCACATCTCTGTGCGATGAGGCCATTTAACCACGGCAAGCTATAAACACAAACGTAGTACTCCAAAACATCATAACGAGGAGTATCTTCTGAAACAGCCTTAGCCTGATATGCAAATAGTCTTCAGCGAACTTGTCTGGATTCTTTCTGTAGAAAGCTCCCCAGTCAGCAGCACCGTTTAAAACTTTCTCATATCGCGTCATCCGCCGTCATACTCCGATACTCTGTCGAGCTCATCAAGGAATGCCTCCTCGTCGTCTCCGTCGTATTCAGGTTTGCTAACGCTGTATTTATGAATTGCTTCCTCGTACAATTTTGTATATTTGTTGTCCTTGATTCCCATCATCTTGCATAAGTGACCCATCCATGTGAACACATACTTCAGAATAGGACTGTCGTCATATGTGTCTGGTAGTGGCCTCTTATTTTCAAATCTGTATAACCACACACCAAGCGGTGTGTTGTTAATGGCAGAGTCAACCTCCTCCTGTTTCTTTTGGACAGGTTTAAGGTTCGCACTGCCAAGCAGAGTATTCAAAGCATTGATACTTTTATCAACCGGCCTGCCAGCTGCTCTGTCTCTGTTGATATCCAGCTCAAGAGAGCACATCTGTTTAATGATGGCTTCAGTACCAATATCGAGTTCAAGTCCTTCCGGCAGTCTTGACATCCAGTAAGACCTTCTCTGCTCAAGCTCCCTATACATGGCTGGCGTGTATCCAGTACCCCAGAAAGCAATAACGTTCTCATCTACCGGTTCATTATTTTCGATAGATTCACTATTGTCTTCAGGCGTCTTGATAACTCTAAGAGTAGAGTCTGCAAAGTCCCAGAGAGTACCCTCTGTAGCGAGAGTATCATCATAAGACTTACCAGCGTATGTCACATTCGTAAGCTTATTCATATACGATGCCATCATCGTAGTTGTAGTAGATTTTCTGGCTGTCAGGTCGTAAAGCTTTTCGTCCCAATAAAGGTCAAGCTTACGACACATCTGCCTGACTGCAAGTTTCGCACTCTTGCATTGAGCGAGGTACGAGTTATACAGCTGCTCTATACACTCCTTGCATATTGGAGCGTATCCAATGCCTTTATGCTGAACAGCATAGCTCACAGGAAAGTAACCTTTCCTTCTTGAATACTGACGTCCACATTTGATGCATATCGCTTTATCAGCAGTTATTTCCAAAGCCATAGTTAATAATCACCACCTTCTGGATTGTACACGTCCTCATCATAAAGAGGAGTGTCCCTTGATTCTTCATCCAAAGACATGGTGTATAACTTCGCGGCGATCCTAAGGTCATTACCCGGCTTAAAGTACGGAACGTATACAGCGTCTACATCCATCTCTCTGCCATCGACGCTTTTGATCCTTTTCCCAGACACAAACCTTACTCCGAGTTTACCGAATCCACTGATCTTCACATACTCACCATTCTTGATAACCTGAATAAGTGTCTCGATACATGAATCAATAACGTTCTCGACATCTTTCGTCGTATACATTACATTTCGGTCAGGAATGGTCACCTCGAAGTCAGCACTGCTTCCCATATCATCTGATATGCGGAACGTATGCTTCTCTGACTGGACAGGTTTCTTTTTCTCATCAACACGAATCTGATGAGCAACAAGCTTTATAAATTCCGCTTTATTCATAATCCTTCCCTTCCGCAGAGTTACAGGTCAGCGAGACCTTTCGGCTGCTGACTCTTGATACCGTTCTCGTCGAAATACATTTCGAGAGTAGTATCCGCATCTCTGTCCACATATACACCGACCATGCTGATGTCTTTCCATTGGAGGATGTCCTTGATAACAGAATCAGGGAGTCCTTCGTTAGAGAGCATGGTGGTAAAATAATGCCTGAAGCTATGGGCATAAATATTCTTCCCAGTCAGAGTACTGAGTGTATTCATCCAGCTGTTCACCTGAGATACGCTAATCTTTGTTTCGCCATCCGATGATGTAAACAGCCATTCGCTGGTGATGCCTCTCGCCTCACGCTCTTTCAGCCATAGTTCAAGATATGGTTTAAACTTTGAGACAATTGTGTAGCATGATATCATTTTGCCTCTGCCGCGACCCTTCGTTCTGATGGGTGCGCTTTTCCACAGACTTCCTCCGCAGACGAGTTTGTCATCCGTGAAGTCGCTGAGCCTGAATCTGCATATCTCAGACTTACGTCTTCCGCCATATGCAGCCAGCGCAACGTAGCAAGCCTCTTCAATCTTTCCCTTCTCAATAAGAGTATCGAGCATCGTCTGAACATCCTCATTGGAGAGAACAGTTTTCTCCCTGACAGGCTGATTCACAGGTGCTTCAATCTTGTTAATGATATTTCGAAAGTTCGGATACTCATCATCGAGAATCAGTTCTACAAAGTTACCCATGGAACTGAGAGAGGACCTGAGCCTGCGTACCCGTGCAGGACTATTCCCATTATCGACAATCATCCACGTCTGGAGCTTCATGATCTGTCGCTTCGTCCAGTCGCAGAAGAAAGCATTGTCGTTATGGAGCAGATTCCAAACAAAGCAAATATGTATATCACTGATATAAGCCTGAATCGTTGTCTCACTTCTCTGTGTAGACCGCAGATATTCCACGAAGTCATTAAGAAGTTCCATATTCTTTGGATTCACCTGCGCCAGAAGTTCGGGCGAGGTGATAGTATTCATCTTCGTTGTCCGACCCATTTGCAAGTCACCTCCAATTTGTCATTCGCATTTCAATCTATACTCCGCATCAAGCCCGTCCTCGTCGAATACGAGCAATAACTGACTAGGAGTCGAAAACAGACGTTTGTCATTGGCATAGTCATCCGTCCCGCACAATGAACCACATATCATCGAAACCACACCAAGCTCCTCAAAGCTCTCACGATGGTGCTGATCTCCAAGAATAATGCACTCGATGTTCTTGCCTGCGCCTTTGTACATAAGTGTAGTGATAAGCCTCGGAGACTGCTTCACATTATCGATGTCTCCGTGGATTGCACATACGTCATGTCCGTTAGCGTTGATGAACAGATAGCCATCCCTGTCATCTTCGAATCTTACTTTATGATTATCGGAAAGCCGTTCCTTGAGCCACCATCCAATGATGCGCTCGATATTATCCTTGTGGATGCTTTCCTCCTTATTTGGAGTTATCCTTCCGTGATTACCGTATGTGGAATATACAACAACCTCATCCACATAGTTTGAGACCTCATCGACACACTGCGCGAGAATTTCGGACACATGCATCAACTGGTCTGCGATATATTCCTCAGATGCGACTCTGGTTGATACATGGATACCGCCATGAACAAAATCTCCAAGAAGTACAATATGAACCTTTCTGCATCCGTGGAGCTTAATGCGGTCAATCGCATTCACCATCACATTCTTCACACGCTCTCTGCAGATTGCGGTATCAAACTTGTTGAAGATATTGTCAGTGACCATACCGTAGTGCCAGTCGCTCAGAACGAGAATTGCCTCGTTGTCACCTGTCACCTCAAACGGTTTACGACTATCGAAAACAGTACCGACAGATTCGCTCAGATTCTTTGCAGACTCACGAAGAGATTCCATAATGTGTTCAAACCTTGCATCGTCTCGTATCAATTTGTTGTACTCCCTCCGCTGGTCGTAGAATCTCTCTTTCTCCTTTTGGAGTTCCCTTGTCCTTCTCTCGATCTCGGCAGCAGCAGAAGAGTCACGTACCTTTTCAGCATCAGCCTTATCAAGAAGTTCAAGTGTGTGCAGACTGCCACGCATCATTTTGCGAACATGGTCGCTTGTGAACTGCTGTCCATAAAGGATGCTCGACAGCTCACTGTAGTCAGTGTCAGGAAGCGCCTTGTCTACAAGCTTCCCGATGATAATCCTCTTGTGGTAATCAAAATCAGATTCCCCAACTCTTTTATCCAAATACATTCATTCACCCCGTCATTCCTCTTATTCACGCAAAACCCCGTATTTCTAGCACTTTTGCGTTTAGTACCTATCATAAAAAGGAGGGGATTAAAATAGAGAAAGCCCATGAGCGCCATGGACTTTCGTTAGTTCGTATGTTCAAACTTTTACGCTTTTCGCAAGTGCTCGCTGCCTCATTACGGAGTTCACACTCTGCTGTATCTTAATCTTGTTTGCACAATCTGTACAATATTTTGGAGGCCTGCCGTGACCCTTCGTCTTGAACGTAACACTGCAGTTCTCACAGACGGAGTAGTTCGGCTCACCGCAGTGCATCATGTACTGGTAACCAAGATTACGAAGGTCGGATACGTAGTAGGAGACATCATCATTGTCGCCGGATCCGAAGAGGACACGGATGTTTGTATTGTCCACACGTTTCGAGAAATGTATCATTCCGCACTCATTCAGCATGTGATACAGAAGGCTCTGCCTGCGGATGGATGTGTTGACATTTGCCATCTTCATAATCTCTGTATCCTTCGTATTCACCCAGTGCGTATCGGTTGAGTTCGCCATGTCGTAATACTTCGACAGGATGAGGAGAGTGAAAGCAAGCCGTTTAACCTGTCTGCCGCTCAGACTGGATATCTTTTCCAATTCAGAAGCTGTGACAGGGATACGGTCGATTTCAACAGCCGGACGCTTCATTGCGTGTGA